TGCCTGACATTAAAACACTTAATAAAACACTAGAGTTAGTATTAAAGAATGCTTCATTATCTATTAGTGGTGTTTACACTGCGGCAGATGATGGTGTATTAAATCCAAACACAGTTAAGATTATGCCAGGTGCTATTATTCCTGTAGCTAGAAATGGTGGCCCACAAGGTGAATCTTTACGACCACTACCAAGAGCAGGTGACTTTAATGTATCACAAATTGTTATGGATGATTTAAGAGGTAACATTAAGCGTACATTATTAGATGAATCATTACCGCCAGATAATATGTCAGCACGATCAGCAACAGAAGTTGTAGAGCGTATGAAAGAGTTATCACAGAACTTAGGTTCTGCATTTGGTCGTTTAATTAATGAAACAATGATTCCTGTTGTAAAGCGTATGCTACAAGTAATGGATGAAAAAGGTTTAATTACTTTACCATTAAAAGTTAATGGATTAGAAATAAAAGTATCACCTGTTGCACCATTAGCAATGGCACAGAATATGGAAGAAGTGCAGAATGTATTACAGTATGCACAGATTGCACAAGGTGCTGGGCCTGAAGGCGCAGTTAATATTAAAGTAGATGAGATGATGGATTATGTTGCTGAGAAGTTAGGCGTACCACAAAAACTTAGACCAACACCTCAAGAGCGTATGATGATGAAACAACAAATGCAACAAGCTGCACAACAACAACAGATGATGCAGATGGCAGCAGAAAATCCTGAAGCAACTGCACAAGTAGTAGAAGCAGCTACACAACAACAAGGATAAATTATGGCTGGATGGGATGACTTAGAACAAGCATTACCTCTTGATGCTAGAGATGTTAAGCAACAAAGAGATGACACAGACCGATTATGTTTAAGAGTATTCGGTAATGAACATGGAATAGAATTAATGGAATGGTTACGAAAAACTATTTTAGAGCAACCTGTAGCCTTGCCAGGTAGCGACTCTAGTTACGCATTTTATCGAGAAGGGCAAAATTCAATAATTAGAGATTTAGAAGCAAGGATAATTAGAGCAAGGAAATTATAATGGAAGAAGCAATCGAGCCTAGTACGACTGAGGAAACTTCGGAAGAGGTAACTGAAGAAACAACTGGCCTACTCGACGATGCAACACCAGAAGAGGAAGTCAGTGCAGATCCAAAAGAAACAGAAATAGATCATCGTGATCCTGAAGCAGTAAAAGCAGAAGAGGGAGATGATGAGCCATTAGAAAGACCAGAATGGTGGCCTGAAAACTTTTGGAAAGAAGATGGAGCAGAACCTGATTTAGAAGGTATAGCTAAATCTTGGATGGATTTAAGAAAACAAATATCACAAGGAACACATAAAGCACCAAAAGATGGTAAGTATGATTTAGGTGCATTTGGTGAAACTCCTGAAGATGATCCTGTCAAACAACATGTTGTTGGATGGGCAAAAGAAAATGGTATTAGTCAAGCTGCACTAGATTCATTAGTAAGTGAAGTTGTTGGCATGAATCAAAATGCTACAGAAGAATATCAAGTTAATTTAGAAGAAGAAAGAAAACAACTCGGCCCTAACGCTGATGCTAGAATTAATGGCATGGTTAAGTGGGGTGCTGGATTAGTCCAGAAAGGCGTGTGGGGAAAAGACGACTTCGAAGAGTTCAAAATAATGGGAGGTACGGCAAGAGGACTCGCAGCTTTAGAAAAAGTTAGAGCATCTTATGAAGGTCGTATTCCTGTAGAAACTGCCCCAGTAGATGGTGCGCCATCAAAAGAAGAGCTATACGCTATGGTCGGAGATGAAAAATATCAAACTGATCCTGTATACAGAGCCAAAGTAGAAAAAGCTTTTTCACAAAACTTCGGTTAATATTTATTGCAATAGCCTTGATTGTATGCTACTTTACAGTTAAGGCTTATTGTATTCACTCGTAATACAACCCTTAAACGCAAGTAATCTTGTCGTATGGCTATCGTAATTAGCAAGCACAGGCCCAGACTTCTGGCATACCAAAGCGATTAATTTTTTTATTTATTAATTTCTAAGGAGAATATATATGTCTATCGGATTATCCCCAGCATATGTAACGCTCTTTGATGCCGAAGTTAAACAGGCTTACCAAGGTAAAGCCGCACTTGTAGAAGCTACAAGACAAAGACGAGGCGTTGAAGGCAATTTAGTTAAATTCCCAAAAGTTGGGAAAGGCGTGGCTACACTTCGTGTACCACAAACAGATGTTACACCACTCAATACTGACTTTTCACAAGTTACTGCGACTATGCAAGATTGGAACGCAGCTGAGTATTCAGACATCTTTATGCAACAAAAAGTTAATTTTGAAGAAAGAACAGAGTTAGTTCAAGTAGTAGCGAACGCTATTGGTCGTCGACAAGATCAACTTATCCTTGATGCACTTTTAGCAGGTAAAGGTTCTACAGTAGCTCATGGCTCTGCAAACTTAACAGTTGCTAAACTTCGTGATGCAAAGAAAACAATGGACACTAACAATGTACCAGCAGAAGACAGACACATGATTATTCATGCGAACAACCTAGCACACTTACTATCAGAAACAGCAGTAACATCCGCTGACTTCAACACAGTTCGTGCGTTAGTATCTGGCGAAGTTGACACATTCTTAGGATTTAAATTCCACACATTAGGTGATCGTACTGAAGGTGGTCTTTCTATCGATGGTTCAAGTATTCGTTCTTGCCTAGCATTCCATAAGACTGCTATTGGTTATGGCGAAGGCATCGGCCCTAAAACTGAAATCAACTATGTACCTGAAAAAACATCACACTTAGTAAACGCAATGCTATCAGCTTGCTCAGTTGCTATTGATGGCGAAGGTATTGTTGAAGTTCAAGCAGACGAATCATAATTTAAGGAGATATAAAAATGGCTTATAACATAGATGGACTAAGCCCAGCTGGCGCACAGTCAAAAGCTGGTGATGCTCCTCAAATGTGGACTTACAAATCAGCAGATGCTAAAGCAACAGTAGCAGCTTCTGGTTATTTTAATAGCGCATCAAGCGTGCTTAAAGTAGGTGATTTAGTAATGATTTATGATACTGCTACACCAGCAGCATCATTACACATCGTACTAACTAACACAGCGGCAGGCGTTGTTGATGTATCAGCTGGCACAGACCTTTCTGTAGCCTAGTTGTAGTTTTAATGCAAGGGGTGGGAGTTTCGGCTCTCACCTATTTGCACATTTGGAGAATATAAATGGCATCTGGAGACACCTCATTATCAATTTGTTCTGATGCATTATTAATGCTTGGAGCAAGTCCTATATCATCATTTACCGAAGGTACAGATGAGGCTAACATATGCGACAGTTTATACAAAGATATTAAGATTAAGACATTAGCAAGTTATCCTTGGTCTTTTTCATTTAAGAAAGTTCAGTTAGCTAGGCTCATTACTACGCCTACAACTGAATACAAATACGAATATGCACTACCTGCTGATATGATAGGTACACCAAGAAAGGTGTTCATCAGTAGTACACAGGGATCAGTGCCACAAAGAGAATATAGATTAGTTGGTGGTAAGTTATTATCTAACTATGAAGAAGTGTATGTTGATTATCAATATGCAGTAGAAGAATATGAAATGCCACATTACTTTGTGCAAAACATGAAGTATCAATTAGCATGGCACTTAGCAATGCCTATTACAGATCAAATAGAAAAAACTGATTACTGGAGAACTGTAGCACAAGGCACTCCATCAGAAAATGGTCGTGGTGGTTATATGCGCCAAGCTATGAATATAGATGGGCAAGGACAACCAACAAACGGAATACAAGACTTTACACTTATTGATGTGAGGTACTAATGGCACGCTTTGTTAGCATGCAAACCAACTTTACTTCTGGAGAGTTAGATCCTCTTGTCAGAGCTAGAATAGATATAGAGTCTTATAACAATTCATTAGAAACAGCAAAAAATGTTATATGTCAGCCACAAGGTGGCGTTACTCGTAGACCTGGCACTAAATTTATAAATGAACTTACAGGAACTCCAGCAAGTGGCGTTAGATTAGTATCGTTTGAGTTTTCTGTAGATGATAGTTATATGTTGTGTTTTACAAACGACACTATGTTTGTATACAAAAACAAAGCATTAGTACATACAGAATCTAGTACAGGAATTACTAGCACTTTTTTAGACAAGATGTGTTGGACACAATCTGCTGATACATTAATTATTGTGCATCCAGATCTAGCACCTAGGAAAATAGTTCGTGGCGCATCAGATACTGATTGGACTGTTAGCACTATATCATTTGATTCTATTCCTAAGTATGCATTTACTATTGTTATATTTAATACAAGTTCTGCTGGTCACTTAACACCAAGCGATGTTTCTGGAAAAGTTACTTTAACCGCACAGCATTCTATATTTACATCTGCTCATGTAGGTCAGTACATCAATGTTACACCACAAGGGCGTGCAAGAATTATAGAAGTAACAACAGGCACAACAGTTAATGTTGTAACAGAGTTTCCATTCTTTGATACATCACAAATAGCTAATGCTGATTGGGAACTAGAAACAGGTTATGAAGATGTATGGTCATCATCAAAAGGATACCCAAGAACAGTTACCTTTCATCAAGGACGATTATATTTTGGTGGTAGTAAATCAAGACCATCAACTATATGGGGATCGAAAGTAGCATTATTTTTTGATTTTGAAGCAGTAGAAGGACTAGATGACGATGCAGTAGAAGCTACCTTGGATACCAATACTTTTAATGCTATTACAGATATTATCTCTGGTAGGGACTTGCAAATCTTTACTACTGGTGGTGAGTTTGCTGTTATCCAAGACAATATATCAGCTATAACACCATCTAACTTTTTCTTATCTACAACATCTCGTAATGGATCGAAAGAAGGTATACGAGTAAAACAATTAGAATCAGGCATATTATTTATACAAAGACAAGGTAAAGCATTATCTACTATTAATTATTCAGATACTACACTGTCTTACCAAACAGCTAAAATATCATTGTTAAGCGGTCATTTATTAAAAGATCCTACTAACATGGATATTAGGCGTGCAGTAGCTACAGATGAAAATGATTTATTATTAATAACGAATGCTACTGATGGCAGTATAACTGTTTACTCACTACTACAATCACAAAATGTTATAGCAGCATCTGAGTTTACAACAACAGGATCATTTATAGATGTAGGTGTAGACATTACAGATATATATACAGTGGTTAAAAGAACAGATAGTGGTTCAGATAAATATTATGTAGAAGTATTTGATGATGATTCTTTAACTGATTGTGGCGTAGTAGGGACAACATCTACAACTGCTAACATGGCACACCTAGAAGGACAAACAGTTAATTGTATTTCTGATGGTTATGTAGAGGCAAATCAAACAGTACCAGGAGGAGGCACAGTTACCTTTACTAATCCACCAACTGCAAGTTCAGAGTGTGGATTACCTATCAGCATACAGATAACCACTATGCCATTAGAAACTAAGATGCAATCAGGCACAAGAATAGGATTTAAAAAACGAATAGTAGAAGTCAATGCTTTGTTGTTTGAAACACAAAACATAGTAATCAATGGTAATTTAGTTCCAATAAGAAGTTTAGGATCTGGAGCATTAGATACAGCAGTAGCAGAGTTTACAGGGACTAAAGTCTTACATGGTATACTTGGGTATAACAATAATGGACAAATTACTGTAACACAAAGTGCGCCATTAAAGCTTACTTTATTGGGTTTAGAATATAAAATATCGGTTTATCAAGGAACATAAGATATGAGCGGAGCAGTTAAAGTAGCACTACCTTTAGCATTAACAGCAGGGGCAATGTACGCATCAGGAGGTACAGCAGCAGCAACAACAGCAACAACAGGAGGAACTTACACTGGATTAACATCTATGATGCAAAATCCATTAATTATGAATCCTGGAGCTGGAGGCGGGTTACTTGCTGGTTTTTCAAGTGCATTATCATCTATGACTCCGTTTCAAATGCTTGCAACAGGAACTTCTGTATTGCAAGGAATAAATGCTTTATCTCAAGGCAATCTAATGCAAAGTCAATACGACTTACAAGCTCAACAAGTGCAAGCTCAAAACGAAATAAACAAACTTAATTATATTAATGATGCTAATGAAAAAGCAAAAAGATTGATGGCTGTCAATGCCTCTGCTCTTGCGGCTGGATATGCAGGTGGAGTTAATGGTTTAGATGGCTCAGTTAAATTAATTATGAAAGAAAACGAAAAAGAATATATAAGTGATTTACAGATGGCAGAATTTAACCAACTAAATAATGATAACTTTGCTGATGCTGAATCATCATTGTTAAGAGCTGCGGGTGACTCAGCTGCATTTGGATCAAAGGTAGAGGCTTTAGGATATATTGGGAGCGCAGCAAAACTATTTGAAGAATCAAGGATACCAACATAATGGCTCAACTACCTACATATAAAAAAATGACTCCAACATACGAAGGTATTGCTGGAATAACGGATGTTGTTATTAGACAAGAAAATATTACAAGTCAGCGTATTAATAGATTTCTAGATACTGCAAAAACAGAGTTTCAAGCAAAAGCAGTTGAGTACGCTACAGATAAAGCTGTTGAAGATGCAATAAGAAACCCAATTACTGCTGAACAATTAGATCAAGCTATGGATACTGGTGGCAATCCAGTAGAAAGTTACTTAAAAGGCGGTACTGCTTACAATGAAGCTATAACTAAAGTATTAGGTCAACAAGTTGCTGGTGAGCTTAGTATTGATTTAAATAAATATAATAGTGATGTTTTAGAACAAGTAAGGACAGGACAAATAGCAAACTCAGAAGAGATGCTTGCTAAGTTAAAAGAGCCTATTCAAGCTCAAATAGAATTTTTTGCAAACATAGATCCAAAACAAGCTCAATCTTATGGATCGAAAGCAACTGCTAATGCACACAATGTTTATTTACAAGGCGATCAAATATTTAAAAACAAGCAACAAGAACAAGCAGAACTTAATGCTAAAACAATGATTGAGCAAGAGAAAGATAACTACAGCAGATATTTAGCTAACAACCCAGATGCTAGTTTACAACAAAAGCAAATGTATAAAGCAGCAGTAGAAAAAACTGCTATTGATACAAGTCTTAGTATGACTAGAAATCAACTAGAACTTACTACTATTTTAAAAAATGAACTAAAAAATATAGATGATGAGTTTGTTGCTAAAGATATTGCTACTTTATATAAAGGCGACAAAATTAATGAAGTAATTCAGGATTTAGAAAAATATAACAATATTAAAAAGACATACAATGGCGATGTATTGTCTCCAGATCAATATGAACTTGCAGAGTATTATAAGGGTATGAATATTGAAGAGCAAAATAAATTTAAACAAAAAATTGCTAATCAATTAACTATTGTGAATGCGGGGAAAGATGAATTAAACAGAGAAGTAAACTATAACATTAAAAAATCTAATCAATTTTTAAAATTTCAACAACCTATTCCTCAAGATATTAAGGATTTTGTTAATAACAATATTGATGAAGATTCAATTGAATACAAAGAATGGAAAGTTACAGAATCATTTTCTGACAATATTGAAACATACAATCAAATGCCATTTGTTACTCAAAAAAATGATAAAGAGAATGTTGGATTAGTAGATAAATTAACTGCAATGAACAGCAGAATAACAGATAAAAATTATCAACCATCATATGAGGAGCTTAAAGAAGCTGAGTTACTTACTAGTTATGTAAAAAATGTACAAACTCAACTTGCTAATGATCCTGTAGGCACAATGTTAAAAAGAGCAGGAGAATACACACCTTTAGATTTATCTAATCCTGATATATTAAAAGAGCAAGTAGCAGAAAGGAGAGCTTTAATAGGTACTTATGGCCCATTGTATGGAATGTCTGAGTCACAGTTCGATCAAAACATTATGACTAAACCAGAAGTTAATAGTTTTGTTGGCGCATATAGAAATGGTGATGGAGCAACAAGAGTAGCTATGTTGCGTATGATTGATGACAGTTTTGAAGATAGTAACTCATCAGCATTGTTACAGTTAGTTAATGCTGGATTACCTACAACAGCAGAACTATCATCTTACATTGGTGATCCTAATGTTACAGAAAGATTTTTAAGTTTTGATGATCCTGATGAACAGGAACGATTAACAAAAGTAGCTACTCAAAGAGGCAAAAGTTTTAACGAAGTATCAAGAGCTGTTGCTGATAAATTGCAAGGTTTTAGTAACATGGTTATGATGCAAAATCCTTTTAACAAAAGTACAGCAACTGCAAAAATGGCTAATATTAATAATGCTTTGACTTATTATGCTATTAATGAAATGCAATCAGGTAAGTCTATGGCTTCATCAGTAGAAGAAGCAACTAATTTAATTAACAATGACTTTCAAATAGAAGATACTTACCTTATTCCTAAGAAATATAATGGTCAACCTATTAATGCAGATGATGTAGCAACTAAAGCAAATAGAATAAAAGATATAGAGTTAGCTAAGTTTAATGCTGTTCCTTTTGGTTCATTCCTTGATATACCTGAAGCTGAAAGAGAAGCAGAATTTAATAGTCAATTAGTTGAAAATGGTAGATGGGTTAATACTGCTGATGGAACTGGATTAATGTTTGTTATTGTATTAGATGATGGTTCATTTGCTCCTATAGAAAATAGCAACGGAGAAAACTTACGATTTAATTTTAACGATACAGACATGATAATTCCTACAACTGATATAGATATATCTGCACCAAAAGATGAAACTAGATTAGAGCGTATTGGAAGAGAAAGGCGTGCAAAGCGCGCATTAGAAAACAAAAGAGATATAAGATACTAATATGGCTCAAATAGGATTTGGTCTTGATATTAATAAAACAGCAATGGAATCTGGATATGATCAGTATGCTGTAACTCTTGGTGATGTTTTAGGTGCTACTGCTGAAGAAACTTGGGCAAGAAATCCGTTATCATCTACTGCTGATTTAATAGGTTTAAAAGCCGCAGAAAAAAACGACAATAGTCTTTTAATTCCAAAAGAAGATTTAAATAAAGAATATGCAGATTTAGGTTTATCTTTTGAAGAAGATGAATATCAATCAGTTGTTGATATTATGGTGCAGGAAAAAGAAGCAGAACTTGAAAGACAAAGCATCATGGCTAGAGGCCCACAAGGACTTGGAGTTGGAATTGCTAAGTTTGGTGTAGGGTTAGGCGTTAGCATGCTTGATCCTATTAATGTAGCATCTGCATTTATTCCTGTTGTTGGGCAAGCTCGTATGGCTCAAATGGTAGCAAAACAAGGATTTACTAAAGCTAGACTTACAAGAGGTGTAAAAGAAGGTGCTGTGGGTGCAGTTGTTGTTGAGCCAGTTGTAGCTTGGGCAGCAAATGAATTACAAGCAGATTATGGGTTAGTAGACAGTTTTTTAAACATTACCTTTGGTTCTATATTAGGTGGTGGTTTGCATGTTGGTGCTGGCAAATTAAAAGATTATGGCGTTAATAAACAATTTAAAGCAAGACAACGGCAAGCTAGAAAAAATTTAACTGAAGCAATAGGGCCAGAAGAAGCTGCTAAATACAGAGATACTGAGGTAAACCTTTACAAAGAATACTATCCTGATGATGCTCCTGTTATGAAAGCTTTAGCAGAAACAGATCCTCAAACAAGAAAAGCTTTATTAGAAAAATCTTTAAACGATTTGTTATTAGAAAAACAAGTAGATGTATCCCCTATAGTAGATGCAGATCCTAACTTAAAAGCAGTATCAGATACTTCTGCTAAACCTACTAATAGAGTTCAGCCAGAAAGTGCAAGAAACGAACAAAACGCAAGTACAGCTACTAACAATACAGTTAATAAAAAAGATGTTGATTTTGATACAGAGATAGAGGATTTAACTGCAAGACTAGAAGAAAAAAGAGAGGCACAATCAGATTTACGATTTGATCAAGATAGAAAAGATATTAAATTAGCAACAGAAGAATTAGATGAAGCTACTACAAAAACTGATGAATTTGATGCAGCAGTTAAAGATGCAATTAATTGTATGAATGGAAGATAATTATGTCTAAAAAGTGTTTATTAAGGGTAGAAAAGCTATTAAATAAATCATCTATTGGTTTTGTTAAAAGAGATGAGATTATTAATCAAATTAAAATTGCTCAGTCTGAATTAAAGCTTAACAGTATTGATGAAATTAATGTAGATGAAGTAGCTGCTGATGTACAAGCACAGATTATATTACAAAGAAAAATTAATAAAAGAAATGCTATTGAAGATGAAATTAAAGGTAGAGCTTTAGTTGATTATGTAATGGAAGAGTTTCCTGATAACCCACAAGAAGGTTTGTCGGCTATATTAGTAGGCTCTAATTTACAAAAAAAAGGTGCAAGAGCTTCAGCAGCAGTACAACAACATGCAGCAGTCAATCAATTAATTAATGGATTTCCTGCAAGATTAAGAGAAGCTGGTGTAGAAAATTTATTTGCTAATGCTGATAAAAATACACAAAGAAGAATTACTAGAACTATGTATGAGTTAGCACAACAACCAACTAAGGCAGAAATGGAAACAGGAATAAAACCTGTTGTTACAGAAAAGAATCCAGACATAATTAAGTTAGCAGAAGTAATGCATGAGTATTCTGAAATGGTAAGACAGCAATTAAATGATAGAGGAGCTAACATTGGAAAGTTATGGGGATATGTAGTTAGGCAATCACATGATCCATACCTAGTTAGAGATGCTGCTAAAAGATTAGGTAAAACAGATATTGAAATTGATCCTAAGTTAGCTAATAAATACGATCAAAACTACAGCAGAAATTTTAGCGCATGGAAAGAATTTGTTATGGAAAAACTAGACAAAGACAGAACATTTGCTGATGTAGAAAACATTGATGAATTTATGTTGTTTGTATATAACTCTCTTGTTAGAAACGATAACTTAAAATCTGATGGTGCTGAGTTTACATATGGCGCAAGGCCAACAAAAAATGCTGCAAAATCTGCACAAATGAAAAGAGTATTACATTTTAAGGATGCTGATACTTGGTTTGATTATAATGAAATGTTTGGTGTAGGCAATCTTAATGAATCATTTTTTTCAGGTTTAACTACAGCTGGCCGTAATATAGGCATTATGGACACATTAGGGACAAAGCCAGCAGTTAATTTTGAAAAGATTAGAAAAGCTGTTGCTACTAGACTAACACAACAAGGTAGAGATTCAGGGGTGGTGTCAGCTAGACAATATGAAAAAGAAATGGCTGTTATTGATGGTAGTATTTATTCAGTAGAAAATTTTGGTGTAGCTAAATACTCTGCAATTTTAAGAACTATTGCTAGTACCGCTAAACTAGGTGGCGCAGTTATTAGTGCTGCTTCAGATTTAGCTCAATATGCTGGAGAAATGAGATACCAAGGTAAAGGTTTTTTTAGTGGCATGTTTGAAGCTTTATCTTCACTTGTTAAAGGAAGAAACACTAAAGAAAAAAAAGAAATTGCTCAAGCTTTAGGCTTTATGGCAGATAATACTATATATGATATATCAGGAAGATTTCAAGTAGGAGACAATTTATCAAAAGGATGGACAAATGTACAAAGAACATTCTTTAAATATAACTTATTATCTTGGTGGACAAACACATTAAAAGAAGGCTCTATGCTTGGCATGGCAAATTATTTTGCTAAACAAAAAGGCATACAGTTTGATGACTTAAACCCTGGACTTAAAAATTTATTTAATACTTACAACATTGACTCTACAAGATGGAATGTTATTAGGTCAGTTGCTATGGAAAAAGCATCTGATGGTACAGAGTTTATTAACATTAAGTTGTTAGATCAAATTACAGACCAACAGGCTAAACTAATATCTGGACTAGATAATGCTAGTCCTCGTGAAATAAGAATAATTAAAGATAAGTTTAAATCATCTGTTTCTGGCATGTTGTTAGATAGATCTATATATGCAGTTATTGAGCCTGATGCAAGGATTAAGGCAAAGATGACTCAAGGTTATCTTGCTGGCACAGGAATGGGAGAGGCAATAAGATTTATTGGTCAGTTTAAAGCTTTTCCTATGTCAATAGTATACAAAACTTTAGGAAGAGAAGCATCATTCTGGAAAGCAGGAAATAAATCTAGAGCTTTTAGTGGCATTACATCTATTTTAGTAACCTCCACATTGTTAGGTTATGTTTCTATGACTGCTAAAGATTTATTAAAAGGAAGAAAACCTAGAGATCCATTTAAAGGAGCATCGTGGCAAGCTGCGTTTTTACAAGGTGGTGGATTAGGTATATATGGCGATGTGTTGTTCCAAGAAACAAGGACAGGTGGTGACATTGCTGCTAGTCTATTAGGGCCAGTTCCTTTATCTGGGTTTGATTTACTACAGGCTATGAAGTATGGCATATTTGACCAAGATATGGATAAAGTAAATAGACAGATGTACAAAACTGTATCAACAAACATTCCATTTTTAAATTTGTTTTACACAAAAGCAGCGTTTGATTATTTGATTGGTTATCAAATGATGGAAACTATGAATCCAGGGGTATTGAAAAGAATGGAAAAGCGAATGGAAAAAGATTATAACCAAGAATTTTTGTTTACTAAACCATCGCAACAGTTTACAGGTTTTTGATAATAAGAGATATCATTTAGTAGAATTTAATAAATATTATAGGTAAAATAAGGCAGAGGATTATAAATTATGGCAATTGACATTTCAGCAACAACAAGGCGTATTGTTTACACTGGTTCAGCAGGCACTGGCCCGTATGCTTTTGCGTTTAACATATTAGTAAATACTGATCTAGCCGTATACTTTAATGATACAGAGCTAACACTAACTACTGATTATACAGTTGCTATTAGTGCTGATGGTACAGGTAGCGTAACTATTGTTGTAGGTGGTAGTGCAAGAGTTCCAAGCACACCAGATGCTAATGATCGTATTACTATCGTGGGTGACAGGACTATACAAAGAACTACTGACTTTACGACAGGTGGCCCACTCTTTGCTGCATCACTGAATGATGAGTTAGACAGTCTTACTATCTTTACCCAACAAAACTTAGAACAATCTAATCGATCACTTCGTGCGCCAAACACAGATCCTACTACAGTCAACATGGAGTTGCCTGACAATACAACACGAGCAAATAAAACACTAGCATTTGATGCTAATGGTGATCCTGTTATTGGTGAGCAGATTGGTGACTATCGTGGTGATTGGTCAGCAGGTACATCATATAACAAGCGTGACTTAGTAAAAGATACATCAACTAGCAACATATTCATGGCTAACACTGCTCATACATCGAGTGGTTCACAACCATTAACAACGAATACTGATGCAGCTAAATGGGATTTAATTGTAGATGCAGCTACGGCTGGAGCAAGTGCAACTGCTGCTGCGGCTAGTGCGACTGCGGCTGCTGCGAGTGAAACTGCTGCGGCATCAAGTGCTACTAGTGCTGCAACATCTGCGACTACAGCGACTACAAAAGCGGGAGAAGCGGCTACATCTGCTACCAATGCCGCAAGCTCTGCTACATCGGCATCAACTTCTGCAAGTACAGCAACAACTAAAGCATCAGAAGCAAGTACCTCTGCAACAAATGCAGCTACAAGTGCAACAGCAGCCGCTTCATCAGCAACAAGTGCATCAAGTTCAGCATCATCAGCTACCTCTTCTGCATCAACTGCAACAACAAAAGCAAGTGAAGCAAGTGCATCAGCATCAACTGCTACGACTAAGGCAAGTGAAGCTGCAACTTCTGCAACTAATGCTGCGACCTCTGCAACTGCTTCAGCTACATCAGCTACTGCATCTGCTAGTTCAGCGACTGCATCTGCTGCAAGTGCCGCCGCCGCCGCCGCAACTAAAGATAGTATTGATGAGTTCTACCTTGGCGCACAAGCATCTAACCCAACAGTAGATAATAATGGCGATGCAGTTACCGCAGGTGATTGGTACTTTAATACAACAAGTAATGAAACAAGAATATACAATGGATCAGCTTGGCAAGTAACAGTAATATCAACTGATGGATTAGTATCTAAAACATCAGCAACAGGTTCTGCTGAAATGCCAACAGGAACTACAGCACAAAGAGATGGATCACCGAGTGCTGGTTTCCTAAGATTCAATAGCACAACAACAGGATTTGAAGGATACAATGGAAGTGAGTGGGGTTCTATTGGAGGTGGTGCATCAGCAGGTGGTGCTATCTACGAAAACACAGATGACATTACATCTAACTATACACTAACTACAGGATCGAATGGTATGTCAGTAGGGCCTATAACTATAGCAACAGGCGTTACAGTAACTGTTCCTTCTGGACAACGATGGGTGATATTATAATATGGCTACAATAATTAATGCAGATACAAGTAACGGATTAAAATTAACCTCTGATACAAGTGGTAATTTAAACCTACAATCAGCAGGCGCAACGATTGCTACAGTTAGTTCTACTGGTTTAACAATGGCTAGCGGTAAGACTTTAACAGGTGATGCAGTTGTTACAGGTAAAGTTTTAAAACAAACAAGTCTAACAAATACAACAAGGACAGTTTTACCAACCTCCGCTGATTATTGGCTTAGTTTTGGTAATATAACAAAAAATTCAGCTACTTCTAATTTAATTATTACTGCTTCTATTGCAGGTTTTGGAAATTATTCTGGAGTGGCAGGAGCAGGTATTAGAATTGATACTACATACCTATATCAACCTTATACTTATAATGGTACTGGTAGTACCTCTAATACTCATCATCTTAATCTTGATTTTGGCACTATGGGTGGTGCAGGAAGTAAGACTGTTTATTGGGGATGGAAACCAGCTAATGGCGTTACTACAGGAAAGCCTTTTAGTGTACTAAATCCAACTTCAACTGATGAAGCTAGGTATCAGAATACAAGGTCGACAATAACAGTTTGGGAGGTAGAAGTATAATGGCTTTATTTGATGATGTAGTAAGTAAGTTTGATAATTTTAAAGGATATGAAGGTAATCCACCAACAACAGAAAAAGAATACAATGCTTTAGATTGTTGGAAAAATTTATCAAAAAAACCTGCTTGGGAAACAATTTTATCTAATATAGCTTTAGAGAAGATAAAAGCTTTAAGAGAAAAAGAATATCCGCCTCATGCAGATTATTTAGATGGTATTGTAAAAGGTGATGATGCTCAAGTACAAAAATATATAGATGATTGTTTAGCAGTAAAAGCTAAATACCCGAAGGGAGATGAATAATGGCTGATATAGTATTAACAGGAAACACCTCTGGATCTATTACAGTTGCAGCACCAGCAGTAGCAGGAACTAATACACTTACACTACCTGCAAGTACAAGCACGATAGCAACAACAGCAGATGTAAATGCACTTACTACAGGTAAAATATTACAAGTAGTTCAAAATACAAAAACCGATAAATTTTCTAGCACTACAGTTTTACCTTCTACCATAGAAATAACAGGAGGAAATGCGACTATTACACCTAGTGCTTCTAGTAGTAAAGTTTTAGTTATGATTAGTGGTGCTTTTGGTGTTTCTACAAATAATTATGCTGTAGCTTTACAACTTAAAAGAGACACAACATTAATATCAGTAGGTGATTTAAGAGGTTCTGAAACAAGAGCTTCAGCAGGTAGTCCTGTTGATGGGTCAGGCTGGGCGCAAAACTTTAATATTACTTTTTTAGATTCACCTAGTACTACATCAGCAACTACTTATAAATTATTTTTAGGAGTAGAAAGTGGTGCAACTGCTAGTATTGGTGGCTCTTATGCAAGTGTTGGGACTTATAATATGAGTGTTCCTTTAAATATTGTTTTAATGGAGGTAGCAGCATAATGAGTAAATTAAATCATGTAGCAATATATGCCCTATATCCTAATGTAGTATCAGTAGATGATACAGAAGGAGCTAAAGATAAAGATGGCAATAATGTAGCAATTAATATGAGTGATGTTGATGCTTGGGTAGATCCAGAAGCATACAAATATAAAAGACAACAAGCATACAAACCATTAGCTGAACAACTAGATATGCAATACCATGATGTACAAGATGGTACAGAAACATGGCTTGACCATATAAAAGAAGTCAAAGCAAAGTATCCAAAGGGAGATGAATAATGTCGGTAGCAATCAACGGAACTAATGGTATTACATATAATGATGGCTCATTACAACCATCTGCTCCTGTAGGTAAGAATAAAATTATTAATGGTGATATGGTTATTGACCAAAGAAATTCTGGAGCTAGTGTAACTCCAGTAGCAGGGACATATACATTAGATAGATTTAGAGCTTATCAAAATGCAACTGGAAAATTTACACTTCAACAATCATCAACTGCACCTGTTGGGTTTTCAAATTCAGTTGCAATTACATCTACCTCTGCACATACAGTAGCAGCAGGTGAATTATTTTTATTTATGCAATATATTGAAGGTTATAATGTAGCAGACTTAGAGTATGGAACTTCAGATGCACAAACAATAACTATATCTTTTTGGATTCGTAGTTCATTAACAGGAACATTTGGTGGTGCATTACTTAATGGCGCAGAAGATAGAAACTATCCATTTACTTATACTATATCTAGTGCTGACACATGGGAAAAAAAATCTGTAACTATTGCAGGTGATACTACAGGTACTTGGTTAAAAACTAATGGTCTAGGACTTCAAGTTAATTTTTCACTTGGCATGGGAAGCACTTACAGTGGAACAGCAGGTGCGTGGGCAAGTGGTGCTAAATTTAGTGCTACAGGAGCAACATCAGTAGTATCTACTAGTGGTGCAACATGGTATATGACAGGACTTCAAGTGGAAAAAGGCACAACTGCAACACCTTTTGAGTATTTACAACACGGACAGCAGTATGCAAATTGTCAAAGGTATTATCAAACAATACTAGATGCCAACCAAAGTTATGTAAATGCAGGTATGCATGTTGGTGGTAGATGTCAGTTTAATACTGAAATGAGAGCAAATCCAACTATAACTTCTACTGTACTTGAATCAGGTAATGTAAATAATTCTTATATTTATCACAAACAAAGAACTAATAGTTTTGGATATTATCACTCGGCAAGTGCAGCAGGTAACTTTTATTGGTATGCAGTCTTTACACTGAATTCGGAGTTTTAACTATGGAATATAAATTAATAAGAAGTGCTTTATCAGATGAGATAGTTCAAGTAAATAAAATAGTAGAAAATGAAGATGGTGAAACTATTACTATGTCAATTCCTCTTGATGAAGCCAACACAGACTATCAAGAATATTTAAAATGGGTAGCTAAAGGTAATAAGACAAGTGAAGCCTAGTCCAGAAGAAACTAAACAAGCGATCAAAGAAGGCTTGCAAGATTGGCTGAATGAAAAGTTTTCTGAATTTGGAAAGTTCTCTCTTCGTGGAATATTTGCTTTGATGTTAGTTGGTTTAGTTTATTTGTGGGCCACATCTCAAGGCTGGAAGATATGACAGAAGAAACTCTTATTGCATTCTTTGGACTTATAGTATTATTTACATACTGCTATGCGTTGGTTTAAATTTTTTCTAACAAAACCTGTAACTGTTACCATAGCTTTATTGGCAGCACTCCCTGTTACTCCTGTAATTTTATGTTTACTATACGGATGGACTGAATCATGATACAAGCCTTATTACCATTGATTGGGAATGTAATTGATAGAGTAGTTCCTGACAAGAACGCTAACGCAAAAGCAAAGAGAGAGATAGAAAAGTCTCTTACTGACAACGCTAACAAACTTTTACTAGCACAAACAGAAACCAATAAAATAGAAGCAGCTCATCAGAGTTTATTCGTTGCTGGATGGCGACCTGCTATTGGATGGTCATGTGCATTAGGAGTCTTTTGGTTATTCATTGGTCATCCTTTGGCTACATGGATCGATCATTTAGATGGATCATTTCAGACACTACCTTCTATAGATTCAGAGATACTACTTGAGCTTGTATTTGCAATGCTTGGGATTGCGGGATTAAGAACTTTTGAAAAGCTAAAGGGCCTTACCAAGTAGTGCAGCTCAGTCCTCATTTTACCTTAGCCGAGCTAAGTCACTCCAATACAGCTACAAGATTAGATATAGATAACACTCCCCTGGCAGAAGAAATTGCTAACCTAGAAATCTTATGCGAAGGATTAGAGCAAGTCCGAACTAAACTAGATAGTAGACCTATACTAATATCATCAGGATTTAGATGCCTAGAATTAAATCGTGCGTTAAAATCTAAAGACACTAGCTACCACACATTGGGTTTAGCCGCAGACTTTACTTGTCCTAGCTTTGGTAATATTCATGAAGTGATGAGAGCATTAGCTGATAGCTCAATACAGTTTGATCAACTCATCCTAGAGTTTGGAAGATGGATTCATATTGCTTTTCCAAAACAAGGAGAGAAACCTCGTAGACAAATGATGAGGATAGGTAAGAGTGGAGTGTTACTGTACGAGTAAAACCTTGATGAATCAACAACATATGTTATCCTTATAACATGAGTAATTATAAATCCGTATTAGTAATATCAGATTTACACATACCTTACCATCATCCTGATGCGTTTAAATTTTTAGCAGCACTCAAGAAAAAATACAAGCCAGACTTAATCGTAAACATCGGTGATGAAATCGATCAACACTCTATTAGTTTTCATAATCATCATCCAGATCTAAAGTCTCCGGGCGATGAGCTGCGTGAGGCTAGGAAGTATGTAAAAGAACTAGAAAAAATTTTTCCAAAAATGACCTTGGTACACTCTAATCATTCATCATTAGTTTATCGTAAAGCAGTCGCTCATGGCTTGAGCCTAGAGTATCTGAAATCTTACAACGAGTTTCTAAATGTAGGCCCTGAATGGGAATGGGTAGATGACTTAAAGGTTACGCTATCTGATGGTCAAAGATGTTTCTTTACTCATGGAATGGCAGCCGATGTAATGAAAGTGGCGCAGCAATATGGCATGCATGCAGTCCAAGGACATTATCATTCTAAATTTAGTATTAGTTATTATTCTAACCCTGACAAATTAGTATGGGGATTACAAACAGGATGTCTTATCAATCAAAAAGAACTTGCGTTTGAGTATGCAAAGAATTTTAAATCGAGATTTGTAATCGGCTGTGGCATGATTATAGATGGACAACCAAAACTAATGCCGATGGTATTAAAGGATGGAGGAAGATGGACGGGGACGATAGTTTAGATGTAGAGTTTACTTCCGAGGCTGATGCAAATCAAGCTGAAACTTTAGATAAGTTGATTGGAAGAAAGATTTGGAATGTAGAACTGCTAGAAGATGATACACAGTCCATGATCAAAATCTGTTTTTCTCGTGAAGATGATGATTATTTACTAATTCATTGCGAAGGTGCAGATTTATATCTAGTTGAACCTAAAATGAAGTCAGTCCACTAAAAACGACCTCACACAAAGCTCGTGGTAAGCTTTTCTCATGTGTACCTAAGGGTTAGTATTAGATTATATTAAAATATTTACCACGACTCTTGTGACAACTCCTGACAGTATTAGCTTGTTTTACTAACTAATTCGATCCTTTTTCCTATCCATTTCATTACAGGAACGGCCATACTGTTACCCATTGCTTTATATCTGTGTCCATCAGGACAATTTTCTTTGATGTTTGTATATCCATCAGGAAAACCTTGCAATCTTTCACACTCAATTGGTGTTAATTTTCTTACTGCCATATTTTTAAATACAGTACCTACACTTTCTTGCACTCCACCATTAGGACTTTTTATAGTTTGATTAGTATTACTTACTGTTGTGTTGTATGTATCAAAAGCAACTGCTGGTGTCTTACTTTTATCTAATGTAGGAGTAATCGTATCAACTGACATAGATTGTGAGTCACTATTCTGCCAACCAAAAGCTACTGCTTGATCCATTACAAAAGTTTGTGCATGATGTGACATGATGCTTGGCTGATGAGAGGATAAACAATTAGATACATCTAACTTAGTAACACTCATGTTATTTTTTTGCCCATCTTCACGAATGCTATAAGCAATAGGATTGTTTAATACAGGAACATGACCGCCACCACTACCCATTGCATTGGTTAATGTTGGTGATTTATTTTTAGAAACTGCAGCGTTTGGATGCTGACCTCCTAACACAAAAGGAATGTTACCACCGCCTGTACCCCATCTTGCAGTTACTGAATGACAAGTGTCACCCATCTGTTTAACACGACTATCAGCTGGATGGTTCTCAAAGACTTCAACAATAGCTTTCTTATCCAAGCTATCAGAGTTTAATCCTTTGTAATCTCTTGCTAACAAAGCATCTGTTTGCTCAGGTATCATATTAAACCCATCAGCTCTTGAGTAATCATTGCTTGTTGTTTGCAAACAATGTGCTGTTGTAGGGATCATTTTTGCTGAGGTTCTGTTGAGTCCATCTGTTCCCATGTCTTTGTAGTCTCTGGCTGCAAGTGGGCCACTTGTGTCAATGCCAATTCTAGTGTCTTTGGGAGTGTCTTTCCTCTTTTTTCTGCTCTCCTCAATATGCCTTGACAAGCTTTCTGGCTCAAATAATACTTCTGCGGCAGGTCGCCAGTCTCCAAAATGTCCGACAACAAAGACTCTTCGCCTTCGCTGTGGGACTCCGAAGTTCTGAGCATCAAGCACTCGGTAGCTGAACCCATACCCGAGTTTGCCCACCGCCCCGAGGAATGAACCAAAATCCCGTCCTTTGTTACTACTGAGGACGCCTGGCACATTTTCCCAAATGAACCACTTGGGTTTAAACTTGTTAAGAATGCCAACATAGATGAGGGCAAGATTGCCTCTCGGATCTTCAAGTCCTTTTCTGAGTCCTGCGACTGAGAAGGATTGACAAGGTGTTCCTCCGACCAAAAGGTCAATTGTTTTTTTTCCAAAATTCCACTCCTTATAATTAGACATATCTCCAAGGTTAGGCACACCGGGATAATGATGTGCCAACACCTCACTTGGAAACTTCTCTATCTCTGAAAATGCAACAGGATTCCAACCTAGCTTATGCCAAGCTACTGTTGCAGCCTCTACGCCACTACATACGGATAAATAGTTCATAGTAGTTTGTACTCTGCAAAACTACATGGTTCATCGAACCTGTTTAATACTGACTTTCTTTCGGTTTCGATCTCGTAGTTTTTGTTTCTTAACTTAAATACCACATCACTTAATCTATAAATACCAAGTTCAGTCCAAGCTTCCATCGGACTGATCTTTTTGTTTGATTCTAGGTAATGCAATAATCTTGTTTCTTGATTTGTCATATTCATTTATCTCTCCTAGTGTACATATTTTTAAGATTAATATTGTTGGCTCGCATCTCTCGAACTCGTCTTAATAATCCATCACGACTTATCCGAGAAACACCAAGACAATAATATATAAGTCCATCATCATTCTCTAGCCAATCCAATGCTTGTTGTCTCACCCTTGCACCTGATTGTGCTGCAACTGCATCATGTATCGCATTAGCTAGTATTGCAATAAACAATCTAGCATCAGGGTTACCCATGTTTGGATTGCTAAATGTAAAGTTTTCGTACTCTGCATCTACTAAATAATGGTCTTTCATAACTAATCCTTATGCTTATTAAAAAGGTCATCCATTGCTCTTTTAATGTCTGACAACTTAAACTTTGATATGCGGTTCTCCAATACCGCTTTGTTGGTTTTAAATAATAGGTCTGCTTTTTCCTTTTTAGTTTTAGCATCTATTGATGAGCCATCTATCTTATTAATCAAGCTTATAAATCCATCTGTAAACTTGTACTCATCAGGAAACATCAACTCTCCTTTGCCTGGCAGACTCAGGCTAATGGCTTTTTTACAGGTGCAGTTGTCTTTAACTTTTCAGACATAGACTTTGTGCCAGCATTGCCATCATCATCTTCAGGTGCAATACCTGTTGCGGCCATGATCGAATAACGCCTTGCATAAGTTAAAGCCGAGCCATAACCTTGTGGTGTCTGCTTGTCAGCAGGTACATGAATCACACCCCCTGACATCTCTTCGCCACTCTCATGTAGAAAAATTGTCTCAACCCTAATGCCTGACTCTGCATCATGAGTCTTTTGTATTAATGCTAATCCATGATTGTGTAGTGCATCTAATACTGCCTCAATACAACCAGCCAAGTCTACATACTGACTTCTAAAATGTGGATTGGTACTGTTCTTTAAAGCTGGTGCAAACTCTTTCTGTGCCGCTACAAACGCTTTAGCAATCTCCGATGTTGTTGTCATTGTCTTTCTCCTCAAAATAAAGTTTTATAATGTCTTGCCTTTTACTTACATCTTTTACATTGCGATACAATACTTCTAAAAAAGTATGAGTATCTTTTAATTCATAATCTTCCATAGTTATAACTCCCTATCTCTAATTCTTAATTTAGATTGTCGAATAGTTCTCGCTTCTTTTGCCTTGACTATCTTTTCAGGCTGCGCTTTATAATTGATTACAGGCCATGAGATTTTATAACGCCCTGAAATAGCATGTTGATTGTCTCTCATAAAATTCATAATCTGAATCTGATGCAAGTCAATCTGCTCCTCCAAGTCTTTTATCATGTCTCTAAATTCAATTATCTTTTCAGCGTAATGTTCGGCTTCAGGTATCTCAATCTCATCTTTGTCAGGCTGATCGAAAATAGATGATGCCTCAGATGGTGTTTTGATTTCATACCATTCAACCTCATCATTGGTTTTATACTTATCTAACCTACGCTGAAAGTCATTGATAGCATCATGTATTTGAGCCAATACATCTACATCCCTTTGGTAAACAAAAGTCCGTAGTGTTGTGCCACGATACAGAACACAAACTGCACCCCAGGTCGCACCTACTGTATCCATTTGCATTTGCAGTTGCAATGGGCCACGATAGAGAGGCAAAGAGTCTGCACTCTCTACCTCATGAGCAGTTAGTTTGGCTTCTACTACACCTACGCCCTCTAACTTTATCTCGTCCTCATTGACACAGATAATACCCTTGTCAAGATCGGTCATGATGATCGAATCATTGCCTTTGACATCCCCATCTAAACTACATGCGAATGGCAAGTCTTTATGAAAATAAGGCTTGGGATGTTTAGTCGTTAAATCTTTGACATCTAATCCTAAACGCTTACACGCTTGAACCAAGATAGTTTCCTCCAAGGTATTCCCCCAATCCATTGATTCATTAGATATAAATGGTGGTTCAATTCCTGAAATAATATCCATCTTTTCTTTTAACAGTTCATTGACTGTTTTAAACTTACTAGCACCCATCAATACAGGTATCTCGGATGCTGAAAGTTGGTCATTCGGTGTTACTTTTCCTACCATTATTTAATCCTCCTTATTGGGTTTCCATGTTCATCAAAAGAATCTTTGACTAACTGTTTATACATAAAACTAAAGGCAAGTAATAACTCACTCTTTACCTCTTCATCCATTTGATTAATTACTGCATTAGGGCCAAGTTCTAGCACAAGTTCACCAAAATCTCTAATGAGGAAATGTTGATGAGCCTCCTCTAATTCTTTTTGTTGTTCAAATCCATCCATTGGGATGTTATCTTCAACTCCTTCATCCCCATCCCATTCGTTAGTTCCTCGGTTATCGTTCATTGTTTGTCTCCTTTTAAAGTTAATAACACACGATAATATCGTCTAAAGATGCAAATCCATCTTTAAGCAATATTGAAATATTGAAAGTATTGTCATCATCTGACACGACTAAATTTAATGGCTGAATTAGTGATGTAGGTATCTCATCAAACTCTTGAGAACTTACAGAGATGTATGTTTTCTTTGAGTTTCCTGACCAAATATATAAAGCACTAAAGCCACCACCTGTTGATGATTCTCTGTATTCTAATTTTCGATCATCAAGCCATCTTTTAATTTGACCATTCATGATTGCACCTCCATATTAAAAGTATTTTTAGTTACGATTTTTCCATAAGAACCCTCATAGAAGTCAAATAAATCACCATCTAAAATATCTTCTTTAGTTAAATCACGATTGTCTAAATCTTCAAGCACCTCATCAATGATGTCATTGAGTGTATCTTTATTATACAAGGGAGTTACTTCACAGATATTTGGCTCAAACAAAAATGCCTCAATGGTGTCATCGTATGGCATGAAACCAATGAAATCACAATCTTCTCTATCACCAATATAATAAATTGCTTGAAAACCTGGAATGACCTCTTCACCACCTGATGTTATTCTGCCACGAGTATCTTTAGTGACTTGAACATTATCACTAAGGTCATTGATATAGTTTTCTTGGATATGTGATTCTATGTCAGAATCATTTTTTGCATTGATGATCGACACGCCAGAACTTGACATGTCATCACCATTTGTTACATGAATGATTAAATATTTCATAGTTTATTTTTCCTTATCAAAGTTTAAAAATAGGTATCTCAACCTGGATACAATTATATATCATGGATATCGTTTTGTGTAAATTTTATTATTGCAGCCATTGAAAACTGCTACGCGGCCATTGAATTTGTTGTCTCAACCTTTATGATCGACAAGTGCAATTTGGGGCCATATTTCGATCATTGAGATATTTGGAGTCATTTTAAGGCGTTCTAAGGCAAAAAAAAAGGGATGCCAATACTATGACATCCCCCTTTTTAATGAAATAGGTGTCTCAACCTAAATAATGTTCTAGCAACATGGCACAAAATGCAACCACTGCTATGCATAAAAATGGCATTGCTATGATTAAAAATAGGTTCATGTTATCCCCCTAAAAAATAAATCATTAATAAAGGCAATAAAGGCATTATCATTGCAATAAATATAATTAAATATTCTTTCATGATTACCTCCTAAATTCATCAGATTTATCAAAAAGTGAGTATTCTTGATGTATGATTTCCATCTTTGAACAGTCAACAATATAAGTGCCATTGTCATAATTTTCTGTATCAAGATATTTGCATTTATCTAAACCAAAAGACAAATTGCCTTTTATACATTCATGGATGACACCTAAAAGCCTTGCCTTGCCATAAATGACATCACCTAACCTATCACTCATTAAAGACTTTGTGAGGTCTAAAAAGCTTTTAACATCATCCTCTGAGCCATGCCAATGTAGATAGATTCCTAAATCATCATCATTGACTGTATCTTCTTTGTTGTTGTCTTTAAGGCAAATTACTGCTCTATTACCCATGATTAACCCCTCCTATGAATAAAAATCCACCTCCATTACCCTCGGCATCTTGACTAACTTCAATCAAGACATCTTCAAATCCTTTTTTCTTGAGGATAAACTGA